TTCAATGGGCGTGTGTTTAGTAACGAAGACGGTGTATGGGTTATGGAAGGCGTTTGGAAACAAACTGGTAAAACGATTGAAATTACAGAACTTCCACCAGGAAGATGGACACAGGAATACAAAGAGTATCTCGATACACTCGTTGAGAAAAAGAAGATATCGAACTATGTAAATAATAGTACGACTGAAAATGTTGATTTCAATATTACTGGTTATACAGGTAATGATATCATAAAAGATTTCAAACTTCAAAAAACCTTCCACGTTACAAACATGCATTTATTTCATCCGACCAAAGGTATTCATAAATACGAAAGTCCAGAAGAAATACTTGTGGATTTCGTTGATATACGAACAAAGACATATAAAAAACGAAAAACGCATCTCATTAATGTCTTAACAGAAAAAACAAAAAAATTGGAAAATATGTCGAGGTTTGTGGACATGGTCATAAGTGAGAAGCTCGTTGTTTTCAAAAGAAAACGTTCTGAACTCGAAAGCGAAATGAAAAGTCTATTTGATACAATAGAGAACTCGTACGACTATCTCCTGAATATAAAAACGTACCAGTATACACACGAAGCCGTGCAAAATCTCAGGGAAGAAACCACAAAAACAAAACACGAACTCGAAGTTTTGCAACATACAACATATATCGATATGTGGAAAAAGGATTTAAAAATATATAAACAATAAGTAGTAAGTATGTGTGATACATCTGGACCAAATACAGGTGCTATAGTATCTCTTAATGCTATTGGTAAACAAGATACATACCTTTTAGATCCCGATCCTATTCATTCACTCTTTAAGTATGAACCAAAACAACATTCAAATTTTACTAAGTTTCATAAAAGTTTAAATGTAAATAAACCAAGTAATTCTTCAGTGTCTTGGCCTTTTGGTGAAACCATTAAAGTTACATATAATCCGCAAAACATGGGAGATCTTTTAGCAAATATGTACATTTCTTTAGAGTTACCAGCTTTGTCGGGTAATGATAGTTACTACGCAGATCAAATAGGACGTCATATTTTAAAATCAGTAACTATGCGTGTCGATGAAATTATTGTTGAAAAATTTCACGGAGATTGGGGTATCATATATGATGAATTGTACTTAGATGAATCAGAAAAAAGAACAAAAAGATACATGGTAAATAGAAATAATGCTGAAGATACATCTTTATTAGCGAGTAATCAGATATTAGCCCGAAACAAGTCGCGTGTTTTTATACCAATACCTCTACTCTTTTCACGTAAATACGAAAGTGATGAATATGAGACAAATACACCAAATCGCCCTTATTTTCCGACGTGTGCTATATATAAACAAAAACTTCAATTTGAATTCGAGTTTCATAAACAATCCTTTTTTACAAATGAAACAGATACACTTACAATAAATGAATTTGATATCGTGACTGAAGAGATAACACTTGAATCAAGTGAAAGAACATATATAGCAAATAAAAGACACGTTTTAATGACAGATATAGTTAAAAAACACCCAACTTTGGATATTACAGCGGGAACAACAAATGCAAAACTCGAACTTGTTCCAAATATTCCTGTAAAAACACTAAATTGGTTTTTTAGACAAAAATCCTTTGAAAATGAAGACACATATGAAGGTGGCACAACTTTAACAACGAATGTATTTGCAAATAGATATAATTTTTCATCGAGTGATGAATATTCTATATCAAATGAATTTTATAATGCACCCATGATAAAAGCTAAAATATTCGTAAATGGTGAAGATATACCAAATATTCAAGATAGTGATCATAAATATTTTAAATACGTTGTACCATTTACAAGTAGATTATCGAGACCATTTAGAAGTATTTATACGTATGCATTCTCGATGAATCCTATTAATGTGGAGCCATCGGGAATGTTGGATTTTAGTCGGTTACAATCTAACCGGACGATTTTAGACGTTACTATGAAAGAAGGTCTTACATCCGATTATACATTACATTTGTATTATGTAGGGTATCAAACCTTTATTTTTGAAAATGGTGTCATGTCACTTGTTTAGAAAATAGTGAATTTTTATTATCACGAATATATTCAATTATATTGTTTTTTATACACCATCTAATAAAATTTAACTGTGCTACAGTTGTATATATTTTATTATCTGTACCCGGAACGGTATATGATATTTTAGTCGATCTACAAAATGGATCAAATAACTTTTTACTGTACCCGTCTAAACTCGATTTATATGCACAATGTACACTAAATATTTTACCGTCATTTGTTTTATATGATAAATTGTTTTTCTTTGAGTAGTTGGTAATAAACCATTCAAGATTTCTCAAAGAAATTCCCCCAGACTTATTTAAAATTTCTAAAAGTGTAGCTCTATTCTCGGGAGTGTTATAAAATGTATCGATTGATGTTAGTAGAATAGCTGATTTATTCATTATTACATAAATCCACGCAAATCTCTAAATTCCTTTTTAGATACTTCACATGCCGGACATCCAGCTTTGAATATACATTCGAGTAAACTGTGTGTATGACGTATTCCCATATCATTCTTCGAAACCATTTCTATAGGTCCCTTAAGTTGTGGCTGATCTATATGACTTCCACACATACCATTTAGTCTAGCTCTTGCGACACATGGATTACCATCTTTTTTAAAACCTTTACAAAAATTTAACGGATTTGGTATATCTGCGAGTAACAATTTTAAATTTATTGAATATTTAATTGATATTTTTTGCATTTCCTTAACCATACGCTTATACACTTCAGTTTCGACTTCTTCATCAAAAAGAGTTTGTAACTTCCTCGAAGACATATATTATTTACACAATTATTTTTTAAGTGTTTTGAACATGTCGCTAATTTTTTTCTGACCCTCCTCTTCCACCTTTTTCTTTGGTCTTCGTTTTGGTTTTACACGTGTTAAGAGTTCACCAAATATTTCTTCTTTTGGGTCTTCAAAAAGTGGTTCGATTAAATCGCATACAGGGTTCAAAAATTTGTTTATGAAATAATAATTATAGTCCACTTTTAAATTGTGTTCCTTTGCATACTTGGGATCTTCAGCTTTTTCGTACGCCTTTGCTTTTGGATCACCTGTATCGAGAAGAATATACGGTACACGATCACCCGATTGTGGTTCTGAACCAGGTTGTCTTTCGCGCATCTTGTTCCTAACTTGAACGTGTGATAAATTTTGAGACTTGTATGAATCCGATAAACCCTGACTCAATATAAGTTTTTCGTTTGGTACATCACCTTCTATAAGTTCGATAGCCCTTTGTAACGCAAGTGCCTTTGGTGGTCCGGTATCACTACTTTCTAAAACGACATCAAGAAGTTCTTTACATACTTCACGCATGTGTGGTGTATTATCTCTTCTTACCAATTGCAACCCCTTAACATCCACATAATCCATGTGCATTTTCCCGTCTTTACCTTTCGTCCATAGTTTTGCAGCATACCTCTTTTTTGAATACAAAAAGTATGGACAATACACTTTTTCGAGTTCGAGATTATTTGGTGCTTTAAAAAGTTTGGTACATTCTTCCGCAGCACGTTCTCCAATCTCCCAACTATATTCAATCGCTTCCTGTCCAGTTCGGTTCCCTACATCGAATTCAACCATTACAGAATCAGTGTCGCCATACCTTACCTTTGCACCCGGAAAATTCTTTTCAACATACACCTTTGTTTCGTCAATCATACTTCGCCCTTTTAATGTTACTGTAGAAGCAATTTGTACGCACGGTAACATACCCTTTGCTGCACCAGTAAAACCGTATACAGAGTTCATAGAAACTTTATACGCGAGCTGTTTACCATTATACATTTCTTTTAATGCACCAGTTGAATTTGCCATATCTTTTTTAGCTTGTTTACGAAACTGTTTGAGTTCCAAAAGAATACTCGGTAAAAGACTTGGTACACCTTGTGCAAATTTATAAAACCCAAACGTTTCATAGGTTATACCGGGTATATCGTCATACTTTGAATCCATGACGAGTGTTGAATAACACAAATTATGTGCCATCATAATAGACGGATACAGACCTTCAAAATCTAGAGCTGTTATGGGTGTGTAGTATGCACCTTTTTGTGCTTCAAGAACAGTTGCACCTTCGTATCCATCAGCAGAATATTGCCCCCAAGTGATTGTTGGTACCATAAATCCCATTTCACGCGCTTTTTTTGTTAATAAACTAAACACTTTGATTTGTTGTCCCCTTTCAACCAAGTAACATAACGGAACCCAGGTCGCTTTCGCCATTTCTAATAAGTTTATTAGTGTACACAACTTTGCTAAAAGTCGGTGTGGCAACAACGTATCCTTAATACAGTATTCGGCAACTTCACGTAATTTCACGGGGTCTTCTTCAACAAACCGCGCAAACATTTCCTTTGGAGGCATATCGATTTTATTATCACCGAGGTACAGTTTCGAAACATTATCGAGTTTATACGAATCAAGTTTGTACCCTTTCTTAACTTCGTGGAATAAATCAAATATAAATCGCCCAGGCATTGGTACGATTTTAAGATCGTTATCACCAAGTGCGCTCGACGACAATTTTTTATACGTAAGTTCGCATGTATAGTTCTTAAGTTTACTCAACTCGTAAAATGATGAATCACATTTCGTGACAACGGCGCGTTTAATAAGGTATTCTAAATCAAAACCGAATATGTTCCAGCCCGTAATGATATCAACATCGTTTTTAGCAAGGTATGCCTTAAAAGCCATGAGCATTTCGCGTTCCGTTGTATAACTCTTAATTGTACACCCTTCGAGATTTGCGTCCGTTTCCTTGTAACACAAACATGTTTTATCATAAGGTACTTCCGAACCAAAGTGTGTAAGTGATATGGCAATTTGAAAGCATGCGTCATCTTTTACGTCCGCATCGGGAAATTTACCCGTTGAACTATTACATTCAATATCAACCGATGCAACAACAAAAGGTGCAGTTTCGGGAATATCCACGGGTTTAAGTGTTTTCCAATTATTACAAAACAAATCTATATCCACGTGTGCAAGATACGAACGCACGCACGAATCACCAGAATCCATCCATCCAGTTGATTGTATACCCGTTCTATGCATTAATCTCAGGACGGGATCTAAGTTAGATTCATATACTTTATACTTTATAGGTTCATCAGGTAATGTACGTTTTAATCTTCCATTTACCATTCGTCTCGCCGCTAAATTTTTGAAATTTAATTGCATAAATGTAAACTGTTCATTATTTTGAAATCCCCATACATCTTTTGATTGAACAACATCATATCCAATAAGACATTCAGGGCACAATTTATCGATCTTTGTATATAAATTACGAGCGTCTAAAGATGTTGTTTTTTTCGGGAGTTTTATAAAAAAGTATGGCGTAAAACTCGTGGTCACACATATAGATTTACCTTCACGGGTTTTACCAAAAATACTGACTAAATGTTCATCTTCAGTATCTTGTGGTTCCCAGGTGAGTACCTGGAACACAACCATTTTTTACCTTGTTACGTTATCGCCCGATTTTTTTAATATAGTATAATAGTAAATATGTCAGCTGCCTTGATTGATCTTGTCTCAGTCGGTGCCCAGGATGTCTATATCACGGGCAACCCAGAAGTATCCTTTTTTAGACAAAACTATAAACGTCATACAAACTTTTCCATTAAACCAGAACGAATGGATTACATCGGAACATTTGAATCGGGAAACGAAGTTTCCATCCCTATAAAATCGAAAGGTGATCTTTTGAGTTACGTTTGGATTGAAAATGCAGATATTAACAATAATAATAACGACGATTGTATTTTTAAATCCGCGAATGCGACATCGAATGAAACCTCACCAACTGAATTTTCCTTGTGGATTGGTGGTCAGGAAGTGACTAAATTAGATTCTCTTTTTATCAATACCGTACACAATACATTATACAATGAATCTTCTGCGAAAGCGACGTGTGCCGCGACGACTCAAGATGGTGGTGATAATGTCTCCACTGGTAGTTACATAATACCATTCTTTTTCAGTGAAGATTGGACAAAATCTTTACCACTCGTCGGTCTCCAATACCATGAAGTTGAAATTAGAATTAAGTGTAGAAATGGTACATTTAGTTTAGGTTCTTCGCCAAGAGTATACGGTTCGTATGTGTTTCTTGACACAGAAGAACGTGAATTCTTTGCAAATAGTGAACATGAACTTCTTATTACCCAAACACAACATCAACCAATGTCCGCTTCCGACACGTCTATTGATTTGACCTACTTTAACCACCCAGTGAAGGCTATTCATATAGCTGCGGGTAACGATTCGGCGGTAGGTGCATCTACATCATACACGTTCACCGACGCGTCTATGTTTATTAATGGTGTTCCACTCTTTGAAAATATGACACACGAATACCATAGAAACGTCGTTCCATCGAGACACTGTTCAGTTCTTAACAACACGGTCGATTCGGAACAAATATATACATGGCCACTCTGTCTTACCATGAACAAGTCTCAACCATCGGGTACCTTGAACTTTTCGAGAATTGATAATGCGAAAATAAATATTAACGGTCCAGCGAGTGCAAACCTTAACATGATTCGCGCTTATGCGGTCAACTATAACATCCTCAGGATTAAGAATGGTATGGGTGGTGTCGCGTTTGGCAATTAATTATATAAATATAACATATGAATACAGTGTATTATATACTTATAATAATACTATTTGTATATATTATAAATCAGTTTATTGAAATAGAAGATTATTTTGAATTTAAAAGATCACATCCGTATAATTTTCCACTCGTCAGTATAGAAGATAATTTTTTATCACCAAATGAATGTGAAAATTTAAAAAAGTATATACTAAATCATGAATTATTAAAACATAATTGGGATAATTCGTATGTTATTCGATTTAATACAAATGAAAACTCTAAAAAAATGTTTTTACATCATAATTTAGGTACAATTTATAAAATTTTTGAAAATATAAAACAACCAGGCACAAACGCCTACATTGTTAATACTGCTATATTAGATAATTCTAATAATAAAACTGGTAAACATAACGATATAAAATTTCACTGTGACGATACTATTGAAATAAAAGATTTTATGGGTAGATTTATAATGCCAGTGTGTACAACTGTACTATATATAAGTATACCAGAAAATTACACGGGTGGAAACTTAATTTTAAAACCATTCGCTAGTAAAAATAACGAAAAGGTATATAAACCTAAACAAGGTAGAAAATTAACGTTTAGAGGTGATATGAACCATTGTGTCGAACCATTTTTTTGTGACTATACTACAAAAAGAATAAGTTTAGTATTTGAACAATATAAAATACCAGATAAGTATATCCACAAAACTGAATTTGATTTTTTTAAACGTTAAATTAAAAAGTTTGTTATACTATATTAATAATGCATTTATTAGCACTAGTATTATCAGTGTTAATGGGTACTATATATTACCAAATGATGGAAAGTTCTATACCAACAAATTCAAATTGTAGTTATATGGCGTCACCCACTACGGATTATCTCGCATTTTTATGGGGTATAATTGTAATGTATTACGGCTACTACAAATACGATAACCCACTTTTAACATTTTTAGGTTCCACAGTTATAGTAGAACATATTTATCAACTCAAAAGGAAATAATACCTAATTAGTACCCGACGATCCAAAACCACGTTCACCGCGTTTCGTTTCTTGAAGTTCATCAACTTCTTCAATAAGCGGCGTTTCACATCTTTCTAAAATCAATTGTGCGATCCTATCGCCTTGTTTAATTTCAAAGGATTCACTCCCGTGATTAAACAAGATAACTTTCAATTCACCCGTATAATCCGGGTCAATCACACCGGCACCCGTTTGAATACCATGCTTTACACTTAAACCCGATCTTGGTGCAATACGTCCATAGACACCTTTAGGAATAGTTGCACAAATACCCGTACTCACAATACCACGTTCACATGCATTAATCGTCATGTTTTCCATACTATATAAATCGTACCCGACCGAACCAGGGGATGCACGCGTTGGTAAAGTTGCTTCGAGAGTTAATCGTTTAATTCTAAGTGTTTCCATGTTTTTATTATTCTATGAGTGTTTTCTTTAAAACCATTTAAAATAATATACCGTATATTTAGAAATGAGTTTGAAAATTATCATGGGTAACATGTTTTCGGGAAAAACGTCCGAACTTATTCGGCGTTTAAAAAGATACAAAGTTATAGGTAAACAAATTCTCGTTATAAATTCAAAAAAAGATACACGTGCACCCGAAGATGTTTTACGTACCCACGATAATGTTCGTTTTGATTGTATAAAAACAAATACTCTCGAAGAAGTTAATTTTTCGGGCGTCGACGTTATAGCCATAGATGAAGCTCAATTTTTTACCGGCCTTAAAAAATTCGTCGAACGTGTTCTTGATTCGGGTAAAACGATTTTACTCGCCGGTCTCGATGGTGATTATAAACAAAGAAAGTTCGGTGAACTAGTAGATTGTGTACCTCTCGCCGATAAAGTGTTTAAAATATCAGCAATGTGTATGGAGTGTATGGATGGAACACATGGACCATTTACAAAACGTATTGTTAAAAACGACGAACTCGAACTTGTTGGTGATCATAACATGTATAAAGCAGTGTGTAGAAAACACTTATATGGATAATGCATTTAAATGAATTAAAAAATTACGTTCACATTTTACAAAGGGAAGTAAATTTACTACCAAAAACATTCATACGAAATGAACCTCGTAAAGAAGGTGAATGGGTTGGTTCTGAATATCTAAAACAAGTTATAATGTTATATACAAATGGTAAACATGGGTGGTTGAAAGGTGGTCAGGATCATGTTCAGGAATCATGGATAAGTTGGCCACTTATATGGGATGGTAATTTTATTGCAAGTAATTGTAAATTATGTCCAGAAACAACACAACTCTTATCTTCAATCAAAGGTATACATGTAGCGGGGTTTTCGTTAATGAAAGGGGGTGTAAAACTAAAAGAACATATTGATTATGTAGGCGATGATTATATATTTACATATCATTTAGGTATAAAATGTCCAGAAAACTGTATACTTCATCACATAGATCTAGGTGAAGTTACAGAAGAAGATGGTAAACATATAATCATGAATGCTCGTAAAAAACACTGGGCAGAAAATCAATCAGATAAAGATAGGATTATTTTATATATGGAAATTTATAAAACCGATTAATATCTAAAATCAATACAACGCGTTTACCTTCATTCGTTTTATCGACACGGTGGTACCTCGAGTGATCAAAAAGTATATATTCACCGGGTTCATGTTTATGGAATTCAAATTCAGTATCAAGATTACTCGTACCCTCGAGTGTTAAATGGTACCGTAACTGTAAATTGCTTTCAGCACGGTGTGCTGGTATAGACATTGGTCCTTCCATGACTGCAATCATGGCACGATCAATACATGGTATGGTTTTTAAAAACGCATATACGTTTGGGAAATCATGTATTTTATAATAATAATAGTTTTCGTTACGTTCAAACCACGAATCGATATCATGGAAATAGTGTTTTTGTGCGTTTCTATGTAATGCGTCATATTCGTCTTTTATATCGAAAAAGTGTTTTTGAACACGCCAAAGACCTACAAAATCATCAACAGAATAATGCGATTTATAAAAAAACAAGTCTACAATTGAGTTTCGTATACCTACCAAAGGTCGTAAAGGTCTCTGAAAATAGAGTCTATCTATAGGAGTTTTACAATAATCGTTTAGTAACAATATAAATGGTATCATGAGAAACCACATTTTTTTGTTTACATATAATAAATGCCAGATTATAAAGGAAAAGAATCTTACGCACCAGAACAAACTGATAAAATTAATACATTAGATAAACGGTTTATAGAATTGTCCGGTGTTAAAATTAGGCTATTTACAATACCAACAATTGTCGTTTTGACAACGCTTATTTTAATTCTTTTAAATAAAAAAGCAAGACGTAACCCAGCTGTTTACATTTCATTATCAATTGGTATACTTCATTTTTATCATCATTATACACTCACCAAGTTACAAAATAAATATGTTCAATAATTATATAATGCGTGTTCGTTTAAGAAAAAGTCCGCGGTTCGATAAAAAATTTAGAGTCACATTCGACGATGAAAAATTTGTTGATTTTGGGGCCAAAGGATACTCAGATTATACAAAACACAAAAATCCGTTACGTATGCGTTTATACGTCACGCGTCACGGTGGTTTTGTACCACACATGGTTCAAAAACAGACCGATCCTAATCTTGTTCATAAAAATATGCTTGATGTTACACGAAGCGATAAAGAAAACTGGACGAAATCAGGTTTGTATACCGCGGGATTTTGGTCGAGATGGTTATTATGGAGTCACCCTGAACTTGAAGGTGCTAAAAAAATAATAACTAAGAGGTTTGGTTTAACTTTTGTCTAATACCACGCCTTTCAAGGTTCGCTTTGAGTGCCGTCATTAAATTTGCACGAGGGTCGCGCTTTACATGGCGCGGAGGAACTGGGGGTGCAGGAGGAATTGGAGGTGCGACTTTCTTTACCGAAACTTGAGGAGCTCTAGGAGCTCTAGGAACACTTGGTTCCATCGTCTTTAATAACGATTTACACGTTCGTATAAGTTTTTTCGAATTGCGAACCTGTATTTCCAGCGCGGGTTGTCGTCTTCTTTCAATTCGCACCTTAAGTTCTTTTTCACTAAGAGGGACACGTTTCCCTTTTACTTTTTTAGTCACGCGAAGACCTAAACGTTTTGCTTCGTTTTTAAGAATATCAATCTTCATTTATATTACCCAATATAATTTTATTTGTTTAATATAAATGACATCTTTACAGTGTAAGCCGATGAGTTTAGCATCTACGATATGTTGTTGCTTAATATGTTTCTATATGGTTTATAAACCAGCACGAGTAGCTATACAATTTACAAAAACTCCACAAATTGTGGCGGCATTATGCCTCGCGTGTTGCTGTATGAGTTCACAAACAATAACAGTGGGAAATTGTGCATATGAAGCCATTGTTCCAGAAAAGAAAGATTAAAAAAAGTTATCCGTTCTATACATTTTAGCCTGGAATGAACCCGTTTGCCCTAAAACCGAAACGGTTTCATTCCCATACAGTTCTTGACACCCAATATCGTCCATACAATCGCGGTTATTTATGGTTACGGGAAGTGGGTATACTTGTTCACCTGGTGTTGTTGTATAATAATGGTATTGGTCACGTCTACCTCTAACTTCTTTACCGTATAAAGGTAAAGTTTCTTCATCTGGACCTACGAGAACCCCCATTTGTTGAACGTACCCCGGTTTATACTCTTTGATAGGCGGTTTTCTGAATTCTTTTTCCATTGGAATCTGCACTGGGACTTCAACAGGTACGGGTACATGAACCTGTTTATTAACTACAATTGGGTTACGTATTTGATATACGGTTAAAGCAAAGAGTAACACTAACACAATAATTATTAATTTTTGCTGTGTTTTGTTTTTGATCTTCATTTTTATATATACAAATATTATTTAATAATACGGGTTTTGACTTCATAAAGTGGCGTCAAATCAATTCTATCGAGTCTATACTGAACAAGTAACCAAAGAAAAAAGAAAACAGATTTCAGGAATTTATTTGCTTCAGTATCGTCCATTTTGTATATGGGACCCATAATCCTACCGAAAAACGTTTCTTCTTTTTTATTACCAGTTACAACCATTTCCATTTGCGTTAATGCACACGTATCATCGTTTACCGACCAATGAAAGAAAATGAATGGAACGAGAAGTGAATAAAACTCGAGGTTTTGTTTATTTTTCATGAATGGAATGACCAACATGGTTATGAAAAGCACTAAATGAATGAAGAATATAATGTTCATATCTATTAGTATGGACAAAGAAAAGAAACTCCCGAAAATATGGCATCCACAACAAGAAAAAATATTAAAGTCATGGGGTGAAGCTGCTGCGTGTTACCGTTACATGCACTACCAAGCCTATTGTTCTTATAAAAAATTGAGTATGAAATTTACTATACCACTTATTATTGTAAGTACAGTTACAGGTACAGCAAACTTTGCTCAGGAAACATTTCCACCGACGGTTCAACCATTTGTACCTTCGGCTATCGGTGGTTTGAACTTAATCACTGCTATTGCAACAACAATCATGCAATTTCTCAAAATCAATGAACTTATGGAAGGTCACCGTGTCGCTTCGGTACAATATGGTAAACTCTCGAGAACTATCCGTCTTGAACTTACATTGCCCTTGAGTGAAAGAATACAGGACGGTACGACCATGGTCGAAAACTGTCGTAACGAATACGATAGACTTATCGAACAATCACCGAATGTACCAAAACAAACTATCGATGATTTTGAAAGAGAATTCCCAGACGATAATCAGTTCTTTAAACCAGAAATCATGCATATACAGCCTATCATGCCATTCAAAGCCATTGCAGAAAACACGGTTATGACCAAACTTAAAGATGCAATTGGTGGTACCGCTAAACGCGAACTTAAACGCGAACTCGATGAAATACGAGGAAATGTAACTACAGCTAAAAAAGCGGTTAAATCCGATATAGAGAGAATAGAAGAGCGTAAAAATGAAATATCGGATTTAAAAGATAAAGGGCTTGTGAGTCTTAAAGGTGATCTCATGAAAGAACTTCGAAGACGCACCGAACTTATGGAAGTTGTTACAGAATCACCGAAAGACGATTCACAAGATACGCCACCATAACAAATAAAGTAAAGTTAAAGACTGTAATACACATCAAATAAGGAAATAGTTTCCTTTTTAAAGGTTCTATAACACGCATTTGAAGTGTATTGTTTTCCATAATAATATCTAAAGCTTGAGTAGCGAGATCACTTTCTCCATTTTCATTAGACATGGATGCCTTCGTTACAATACATAAACAAAAAAAGAATGTGGATATTTCGCTCCATGAACGCGAAATAAAAGAAATCACATCACTAATAGAAAAAGGTAAGAATGTATTTATATGTGGCGCGGCTGGTGTTGGGAAAACATATATTTTAAATAAAATTTTTGATAAATCAAATAGTATAGAATTATACGATGAAGTATTATCTAAAAAAGACGTGTTTTTGAGTATAATAAAAAATTCAAACATGTATGCTTACGTGGACGATTATGAATCCGATACCGCTTATAAAAGTATAATTGAAACCGTCTGTGAAGGGGGGTCTATTACAAAAAAATCATTAATTGTTACGTCTAAAAATGTACATATGTTACCAAATTTTAAACTCGTGTTTATACCAAAACGTAAACCTGAAACTATACAATGGTTAAACAAAAAGCATCCACGTACAAAAATAGCATCAGAAAAATGTAAAGGAAATATAGGAAATTATTTCAGTTACCTTGAATTTGACGACGATAAAGATATCTTTAAAACACCCAAGGAAATCATTGAAGACTTTTTTTGTAAACCCGGTAACATAGACATAGAAGAAACCGTTCATGAACACGGTCACGTTTGGGGGTCAGTACACGAAAATTACCTTGGTTCAGATACGGAACATTACGATAAAATCATGAAAAGTTTAGTCGTTGCCGATCTATACGATACAGAACTTTATAAAGGTGAATGGGACTGTATGCCATACTTTGTTTTAAATGCTATAAAACTTCCTAAACTCTACATGAAAAATTTACTCATTAAAGAGGATATTCGTCCCGGAAGTGCATGGACAAAATACGGGAACCAAAAAATGCGCGAACAAAAGGTAAGAAGTATACAGGTACGGTCAAATACACACATGAAACACCACGAATTCATGTTACTCAAAGAATATGCAAAACAAGGTGACGTTTCAAAATTTAAGGAATATAATTTAACACCCCAAGATTTTGATGTTATGAACCATTTAGCTTTACAAAATAAACTTAAACAAAGGG